GCGCCCAGCTCCTCGTAGCAGGTGTGCAGCGCCCGGTAGGTGTTGGAGCGCGCCATCACCATGCGCATCAGCTCTTCCACGTCGTGCAGCCACTGCTTGACGGACGCGGACTCGTCCAGCTTGGGGTCGCTGGTGGTCAACCGGAACCACGGATTGCCGGGGCTGGTCATGCCCGCGTGCAGGCCGGAGCCCAGCGTGGACAGCGCCAGGACGCCGGTGTTGTCGATGATGCTCTGATCCTTGCGCTCGCCCCGGTTCGCCTCCGCCGATTGCAGCGCCTGGCCGGCGCGCGGCTTCATGTAGCGCACGATCTCCTGCCAGTGCGGCACCCAGGACGAGCGCTCGGACTTGAGAGCCTCGTTGCGGCGCAGGATGCGCGTGCGGGCGGTGGCGTCGAGCATCACTGGCCCAGCAGCGTGCTTTTGCCCAACGTCAGCGCGTTCGGATCCACGCCCTGCGGCCCGGTCAGCATGGTCGAGCCGCCGCCCGGCAGGGCGTTGGCGGCGGCGGGCTTCTTCTGGTTGGTGCGGTTGAACGCCTGATCCGCCGCCTTGGCCTCGTCCTCGGCTTGCTTGGCCGCCTGCTCGGCCGCCTGCTTGGCCTGCGCGGCAGCGGCCTCCTGCGCGTCCTTGGCCTGATTCTTCTGGCGCCGCGCGCCGTCGATGGATGCGGCCGTGCCCACGACGGCCGATGCCGCCATGATTGCCGCTGCGATTGAGGAAAATGCCGCCACTTCACACCGCCTTTACTTGACAGCGCTCCACCACGCGATAGCCCAGCTTCTCGAAGAGCTGACCCGCTGGTGTTGCACCACTGATTACCAAATCCGACATGCTCACGGCCACTGCGCCGTGCTCCCGTGCCCATTGCTCGAAAGCCTTGGCCAGCTTGACCCCGGCCGACGAGCCCCGATACGCCTCATCCACCCACCAGCCCAGCTCGGCAGCCATGCATGCGCTGGGGTTGAACCAGACAGGGGCCAGCAGGCCGGCGATGCCCCCGGCGATCTGCCCGTCTGCTGCCTCTGCAACAAGCACCAAGCCTGATTCCTTGAGCCGAGACAGCGACGCTCGCGCCGCGCTGGCATCGAACTTCACGAAATCAGCAAAGCGGGAGAAGGCAAAGAAGCGATGACCAAGGGCTACCAAGGCATCCAGGTCATCGTCTGTCGCGGGGCGGATGTGCATGCCCCGCATGGTGCTGCGTGCGCGCCGCGTCACGCGCACCGCTCAGGCGAAGGGGTCGTAGTCGAAGCCCTTGAGCCTGGATTCAATCCCAAGCTCGCGCGCTGCCCGCTCCCCGGCGGTGAGCTGCTGCACCGGGAAGGCGAACGACAGCGCCAGCGCATCCGCCCGGTTCGGCGACGGCACGCCGCGCGCCTTCATCTCCTTCTTGGACTCAAGCTGCAGCTTGCCGTCCAGGCGCGGCACGATCTCGGGCGCCTGCAATTCGTCGCGCAGCATCGGGTCTTCGGGGATGGCGCCGCCCTCCTTCAGCCAGTCGCGCATGGCCTTCCAAATCTCGGCGCGCTTGTTCAGACAACCCACGTCGCCGGAGGCCGAGGCAAACCACACCAGCACCCAGCCGCGCCCCATGGCCCGGCCAGCGGAGACGATGCCCGTCCCAAAACCGGCATCGACGAACACCGCATCCGCCTTGTGCTCATCCTCTAGCCGGGCCACGATCTGCGCCACCACCAGGTCGTTGTCGTTCTTGGCCATGCGGTGCAGGACTTGGAACATCAGCCCCTGGCGCATGCCGATCACCAGCTCGTCGTCGCCCTCCCAGGCCGGATCGACGGTCAGGATCACAGGGGCGAACGCGTACTGGCCCTCGGCCAGGTGCCGGCCATAGGCCGCCGTCACGTCCGCCTCGCCGATGAACTGCCGGCTGGACATGCTGGGGAACATGCCGCGCACCCGCACCTTGAAAAAGTCGCTGTCCTCGCCGTAGTCCGCCGCCCACTTGGCCATCTGCTCCTTGTTCGTGCCCTCCACGCAGCGGCTGTCGATCTGCCGGCCCAGCCAGCGATGGCGGTAGCGCCGGAAGCACTCGCGGAAGCGGCCCGTGTTGCGCGTGGGGTTGCCGAACGCCACCCAGATGATCTCCGTCCCCTCATCGGTCAGCGCACCCTCGGCCACCTCCCACACCTTGTCCGCGATGGCCGACGCCTCGTCGAACACCAGCACGATGCGCTTGCCCTTGTTGTGCAGGCCGGCGAACGCCTCGGTGTTGTGCTCGCTCCAGGGCACGAAGTCCGCGCGCCAGTTCTTCGCATGCGCCGCATCACGCGACGCAATGCTGGTGGCGTTCACGTCGAACCAGGGCGACGTGAGCGAAAGCCGCTGCCACTTGCCCACTTCGGGCGAGGTCTTCGTGCGCAACTGCGTGTCGGTGTTGGCCGTGATCACCACCTTGCAATCCTCGCAGGTGCTTAATGACCAGTTGGTCAGCATGCCGATAAATGCCGATTTGCCGATACCATGTCCTGATGCGCGCGCGATAAGTATCGGATTGAAGCGCCGGGCAGGATCGCGCAGCGCCTGGCCTATCTCGTCCAGTGCTTCCCGCTGCCATCGACGCGGCCCGTCGTAGTCTGCAAGCTCACCCGCGCCCCAGTCGTAGGCCATGAGTGCCCAGCGCAGCGGGTCTTTGTCGCAGCCCGCCGCCAGGTCGATGACCTCCTGATCCACATCAGCCGCCACGCGCTCGCGCCCTTGCAAGACGGTCCGCCAGCGTGGACGTGACGTTCACATCCACCTTGTCGCGCCACGCGCCCACATCCACGTGCCGGCCGATCAGCTCCAGCACCTTCAGCCGGTCAGCCAGCTTCACCTTGCGCAAGGTTGCCCCCGCCTCGCCATCCTGCCCCACCTCCTCGGCGAACTCGACGCCAGCCACCAGGCCGCGCCGCCACACCTCGGGCCACCGATCGACCGTGAGCATGCCGCCGTCAGGGCCGCACAGGTCGGCCATGTCCGCATCAGCCATGGCTGCAAGACGCCGGAGCACCCAGTCCGCGTTGATCTGGGTGCGATCGGCCCGCGCCTTCAGGCCCTCTGCCATCGCGCGCTGCACGCGAGGATCGCTCAGGAGCACGCCGCGCCGCGCAGTAGTCGCGCTGTAGCCCGCACGCAGGGCGGCCTGCTCGGCATTCAGGTCCACCATGTATTCCGCGACAAATCGCTCCTGCTTCGGGGTCAGCGTCATGTTGCTATTTCACCAGCGCGCGCAGAGATCACGCGCACACCTGTACGCATCAAATGCAACCGGGTGCGCATCAGATTTGCAAACCCCCCCGAGTGAGCCATGGTGCGCATCAACGAATCGCCTCCAGCGCGCGGCGCACAAACTTCGAGCCGCCCAGCCTGCGCAGCTTGGACCGCTCGGCCAGTGTCAGGCTCACCCACGCCCGCACGCGCTCCCGCTGCGATGGCGGCCGATTGACGGTCGGCCCCACCTGGCCGCGCCGGGAGCCATCCACGATCCCCTTCACGCCCGACTTGCTGATCCGCCACTTGCGCGCCAGCGCAGCCAGGGACATGCCCGCCTCGCGGTCATCCAGCAGCCTCGCCACTTCCGCATCGGTCAGCACCGCCCGGTGGTGGCTCTCGCCGATCCGGCGCCCGCATTCGTTGATCCGAACTGCTTCTTTCACAGCTTCTCCAGATTGCGCAGCGTCACCGCCAGCGCGTCCCATTCGTCCATCTTGCGCAGCGTCCAGGCCCGGCGCTGCCCATGCAGACCCAGCAGGCTGCCGCGATGGCAATCCGCGCACAGGGCGACGCACAGGTACTGCTCGTGCTGGCGGATGTGGTGGGCCTCGCTGGGGCCAGGCGCGCCGCACACGCTGCACGGGCACGCCTTGACCCTGGCCAGGCGTTCGCGGTCTTTGGGGGCGATTCTGTTCAGCATGCGATTTCCCCCGTCTCCGGGTCCACCTGCCACTGCTGCGCGTCCCTGAACTCCACGCCGCGATCCACGGCCCAGGCCGCGATGAAATCGCACAGCTCCGCGCATTCGGCCCGCGTCAGCTTCGAGGTGCGACGGAACACCACATCAACCCCGTGGCCGTCCAGCGCCGGCAGAATCTCCACCGACTCACCGCGCGCCCGAAGCCACGCAGCCGTGAGCAGGCGCTTCCATACCTCCGGATCGCGTCGCGCGCCGGCCCATTCGAGCTGCGCAGCGATGTCGCCCAACATGGCGTGCAGCAGGCGGTTCTGCTTGTCGGAGCGCGTCTCGGGCCGCACCTCCAGAACCAGCCGATGGCCTGCGATAAGCAGCGACTTGGCCGCCTTCCAAGCGTTCTCGAATGGCTGGCGGGCCTGCTGGGCGTCCCACAGACGCAGGGTGATGCGATCAGCCATGAGCCCTCCGGTACGGCCAAGCGACCATCGCCGCGTCACGACAGTGCTGGTTGCTGGCCTCATCCCAGCCCGTGACCGCACGGAACGCCGCAGCGTCCAACTTCGGCCCCTTGTCTTTGGGGCTGATGCCATGAGCCGTGATGCGCAGCTCGTCGCACAGCTCCACGATCAAGCTGCACCAGGCGTCCACCTGGCCCAGGCTGCGCGCCGTGGCGAGCTTGGCGCCCAGCGTCGTTTTGACGCGAGCGCCCCAGATCCGGGACTGCAGGCGGCTGTCCTCGAACACCACCATGTCTGGCACCACCTCCCGGATCAGCGCCTGAATCTCGACCGGCGCCACTGTGCGCAGTGCCCGTAGCGCGCCATCGCGGTACAGCGCCGTGCCGGTGGCTTGGCCGGGGTCTATGCCCATCACGATCATGCGTAAATCTCCACCCCAACCACATCGGCCATCGTCGCCACGCCATCTTTCACCCGCTGCGACAGCACAGACGCGCCGTAGCTCACGCCCATCCCCAGGCCAACGTGGTCAATCGCCAGCGTCTGCGCCTCCTTGGCCAGCGCGTACATGCGCGAGGTCTGCCCCGCCTGCCACCTGCCACCGTCAACCGACATGGCAAGCAAGGTGCGCAGCGCCGCGTGCAAGCGCTTGGTGCGCTCCACGTCGGGCAGTTGCATCGACACCT